TCATCGAAGGAGCGCGCGAGGTCTGGTAGATCTCGGTCTCCAAGAACGAGCCCTTGTACGCCCCACCGGCGCGAGACACGAACTCCCCGCTCTGCGCCTGCCACTGGATGGCGCCCGCGGACGCGGTGGCGATATCGTTCTGCAGGTCGGTGACGGCCTGGGTGTGGCCGATAAACAGGAGAGGCCCGCGGTTATTCGCGACTTCCATCACCTGCTTGCCTGCAAGGAAGGTCGCCAAGGTCATGTTCGATCCGCTGGTTCCGATCGGCGTCCCGAAGGTGTCGAGCAAGTTTGCGACCAGGTCGACCAAGGCCCCTTCGTAGCTGGCGAAGAAGTCTTCCGCGAGAAGCGCCGCATCGAACTCGCCGAGCCCGTCGGTCAGTTTCGCGAGGTCGGTCGCCTTCCGCGCGAGTGCGAAGGGCGACACGGTCACGTCAGCAAAGGCGCGGCCGATGTCGGTCACCGTGGCGGCGGCGCCGTCGGCGCGGGGCTGCATGCGATCGCGACCGCCGAGGCCGAGACGGCGCACGCGAACCACGTTGGATTCGCGCATATTGACGCGACCACCGTAAACGAAGGCCGGATGCGCCGGGAGGCGGAAGGGGTCGTTGAGCAGGTACTGCCACTGCGCCGCCATGACTTGCGAGAGGCGGTGGCCATCGGCCAACAGAGAAGCGTAGGTCTCACCCATGATATGACTCGGCGGACCGCTGTAGCCTGTTGCGCCCTTTCACGGTTGGCGGCACCTAGTGGCTTGGGTCTCGGATCTGGCATACCAAACCCGAGCCCGGCGTGCAAGTCAGCGCAACTCGCCGCGCTTCCGCAACTCCTCAAACTCCGCCCGCGCCGTGCGATCTCCGCGGGCCATCCTCTCTGTCAGCGCCTGCAGTCGCGACACATCCGCGCGGCTCGGGGTCGCCGCCGCACCCGCGGTCGCTGGGGCCTGCGCCGTCGTCGTCGTCGCCGGTTGCGCCACCGGTTGCACCGCGGTCGGTGCCGAGCTCGCCGCCACCGGAGTCGGCGCGTCGATCGTCCGAGCGAGCCACGGGGTCAGGGCCTTGGGCGCCTTGCCCGGGTCGGACCGCAACTGGCCAAGCCACCCGACCAGATCGGGCCGCGACTCCTCGGGGAGTTTGTTGTGGTACAGTCGGGCCAGCTCGACGGCCTCGGGATCTGTCCACCCGGCACGCGCCAAGGTGGCCTCCTCCCGGGCGCCGGTCAGTTCGCGCTCGAGTTGCGCGGCCTTTGCCGTGGCAGTCCCGGCGGCCTCTGCCGCTTTCCGCGCCGTGTCACGTTCGGCGATCACCGCCGCGAATCGCTGATAGGGGATCCACTTCCCGCCGGACTGATCGACATACTCGTCTGCAGGGGGCGACGTCGTCGACGCCGGGGGCTGCGCTTGTTCGCTCATGTGTCGCTCTCCTCGACGCCGTCGGGCGCCTCTTCGTCTTGGGTGTCCTCGGCGTCGTCGGGCTCCTCGACTTCGGGCGCCGCCTCGTCTTCCGCGGCGGTCTCCTCCAGCTCGGGGGCTTCGTCCTCCTCAAACCAGTAGCGCACGCGCCACCCGTCGACGGGGAGGTCGAGGTTGCCGACGCGATTCAGCTCCTCCGCCACCCGGCTACACAAGCGCTCATCTGCGAACCGGAAGACGGGCGCGTATCGCTGTTGGGCGGTCTGCTTCGCGGTCGCACTGATCTCCAGGGCGTAGCCCGAGCGAGGATCGCCACTGACTCGCGCGGCGTCCGCGGGGTCAAGGTCGAGATAGGCCGCCATCCGGCGTTCATACCCCTGGATCCCCTGGGCGATCTCGGTCGGGTTGCCTCCGCTCTGCCACTGCCCCACGATCGGCTGGGTCTCGATCTCGCGTCGCGTGCCCTGCAGCACGGTCGACGGGTCAGTGACGATGGCGCTCCGAGCCGCCGCCCCGGAGCCTTCGGGAGACGCCGGGCCCCAAGCGACGTCGATGGAGTACCGCTGGGGCCAGCTCGCGTCTTGCAAGACGTGCAGGTAGAACGTCCACTGCACGGCGACCGACAGCGTCCCCCAGTACAGCTCTTGCTCCTCGAAGGGATCCCAGAGCGCCCCGGTCATCGCCGCGTGGTAGAGCACGTGAGGGATCCCCTCGCGACCGTCGCCCAGGCCGCGGATCTCATCGCCGCGGATCGACTCGACGCGCATGGGCTGACCGACGCGGTACACGTCCACCACCCACTGGGGCTCTCGGCCGACCGTGCGGATCCGGTACTCCCGCAGCTCGATCGGCTGATCCGGTTGCAGCGGGTCGGGAACGCCGACGACCAGGTCTGGGTAGACCGGCCGAAGAAGGACGTCGTACGATCCGTCCGAGCGGGTCACGCCCTGGACGTCGAGGAGCATCTCGCGCAGTCCGAGCGTGTCGCGCTGCAGTCGCTGGAGGAGAGGGATCGCGCCGGCGAGATCCATGTGCCGCGACAGGACGACCGCCGCGGCGGCGTCGTCGTGCTCGATCGTCCAAGGCCGATCGTACAGAGTCGCCCGACCGCCGGCCGCTTTGCGAAAGGGGTTGGCGCTCAGGTCCGGCGTCCCCCAGGCGTCGGCGCGCACCGACCCGACCCGACGCCGGAGCTCGTCTTCGAGGTCGGTCATCCACCGCCCGTAAAGCATCCGCCGCCGCCGGCGGGTGTGCTCCCAGCGTTCCGAGTCTTCGCGGTTTGTGGGAGCGGGCGGGACGTGGACGGGCATCGAAGACATGCATCACCCGAAGCGGACTACAGAGGAAGACGACCGACGGCGCGACCGCTCGCCGAAGATCCAAGGGTCAAGGGCGTAGCGCAGGGCGTCCACCGGGTCTTTATAGTCCGAGTCGCGCATATCCCACCGCTCCATGGAGTCGATAAGCCGCCGGCACCGCGGGTGCACGGTCAGGCGACCCGACGACACTAGGTGGTAGACGTATCGCGCCCCGATCCGCAGACTACCAGCGCGGCCCTCTCCGCGTTTTACGGTTTCAATCTGCACCGGGGCCCCGTTGCCGATCTGCCCCGTGCGAAACAATTCTTTCGCGATGTGCGCCGCCAGATCCTTGTTGCTCTTCTGACCGCCGGTCCCGGGCATGTGAACGCGGTCGCCGTGCGCAAGGTCGACGTCGGACCACCGGAGCCCGTGGCGCTCCAGCATGGAGAGGATCCCCTCGGCATCGTGACGAGGTTGCGCCACCCCGGTCGCGTCAACGTACTCATCGATGACGTGAACCACGGGCGCCTCGGAGTCGCGCTCGTCGACGTAGAGCAGCAGAGCGATCTGCTTGCCCGGTCGGTCGCCGTGGTCGACGCCGATGGCGACAGTGAATTCGGGCGCGTCGGGCAACGCCGGCGAGATATTCGCAGAACACCACCGGGAAAAATACCTGTCGGTGGTCCCGCCCCTCCATGCGCCGTCGACGACGATCGGCCGCTCCCAGTCGTCGCACAAATCGCCGAGCTTGGCGATCCATGCGGCGTCCTTCGGGACACCGGCCGCCGTCGTCACAGGTCGCGACGCGCCGATCGGCACGAGCTCCGCCTCGGTCAGCGGTCGCCAGTGATCATGGATCGTCCCGGCCTCGCACAGTGAACGCAGGTGTTCGATCGTCTCGTCCGGGGCGTTGATCGGCGTAAGGCTCATTAAGAGCACCCCGCCCCGATCCTCAAGCCGCTTCGCGGCCTCGACCAAGAGGCGGGTCGACGACGGCGGCTCGTCGAAGAGGACCACGTCGATCGACGCGCCCGCGAAGCTAATCGCGTCCTGGTTCGTGGTTTTAATACGGATCAAACTCCCGTTCCGAAACTTGACCGCGGGCGACTTCACTGGCGCGAAGCCTTGCTCGACCGTGTAGGACGTCCGCGGGTCCAGTTCGCCCCATGGTAGCAAGGCCGCCAGTTTTTCTTGGATCCCCAGGCTCTGCTGCCACGTCGCGCAAATGATGTAAGCCTGGATCGGCGGAGGTGGAACGACGACGCCCAGGGGATGGCGACCGCGGCACCGGCCGATCACCTCGGCGAGTGCTGGCGTCGTCTTGCCGATCGTCTGGTTGCCCGCCCTGATCAGCTTCGCCCAGTGGGTGTCGGCGAGGAAAGCGCGCTGCAACGGTAGCCACCGCATCGCCGCGACCGGGTCGCGTGCGCGGTCCTCCGCCGCCGCCTGGATCCCCGCCAGGACAGCGCGCATCGCCTCGAGGTCAGCGCCCAAAGTGAACCAGCCGCGGGCGGCGCCGTTGCTCGATGGCCTCGGCGAGTCGATCGACGAAGGCGTCGGGCAGTGACGGGACCAGCGCGATCACTTGGTCCAGCATTGCGTCGGGTGTCATCGCCCGGTCAGCCTCCAGGGCCGCGAGCTCCGCCTCCTCGGCGGCGCGAAGGTCGGCCTGCAGGTCGCGCTTCGTGCGCAACAGGCGCTCGGCGGCGACGTAGGAACCGGCCTCGGTGGCGGACCGCTGCAGCTTGTCGGCCTCGTCCAAAAGCTGGCGTAGTTCGCGGACAGTTCGGGCGATCTTGGGTCTGGCCATAGTCTGAAACCCTCCAAAGTGACGATTGGACCGACGTTTTGGGAAAATAGTGCGCGCGAGAGAAAACGACG